AGCTTTGCAAAACATTGCAGTTATCAACGGCAAGCCATCGGTCTATGGCGATGCAGCAATGGCGCTAGTCCAGGCAAGCGCAGTCTGCGAAGGTATCGAGGAGACAATCGAGGCTGAAGGCACAGGCAATCCAATTGCAATCTGCATTGCCAATCGCAAAGGACGCAAGCCGGTCATTGCAAAGTTCTCAGTCGAGGATGCCAAACGAGCTGGCCTATGGGGTAAGCAAGGCCCGTGGACGGCATACCCCAAGCGTATGCTTCAGATGCGGGCTCGCGGGTTTGCTTTGCGGGATGCGTTTCCCGACGTGCTCAAGGGTCTAATCACGGCAGAGGAAGCTCAGGACTACCCTGACCAGCCAGCCAAGGACGTTACGCCAGCAAAACCAGCTAACCCTTTGGACGCATTGCCTGCGCCGGTTTCTGTGCCAGAAAATTTCAACGGCACTTGGTCACCAGAGATCGACGAGGACGACATCCCAGACACGGCGTTTGTAAACGAACCAGAAGTTATAACAGACGAGGTGTTAGATGCGCCGCAAGATGTTACGGAGGAAAAGCCAAGCGATGAATGGCATCTGCACATACCTGGCAAGGAAGCGCAGTCGTTTGCTAGCGAAAGAGAATGGTCTGAATCCTACGACGAGCTGTGCGCTAAGGTCATGGCCGCCAAGCTATCACCGGCAGACAAACTAGCCAAACTAGACTCACTGCGCGAGGCTAACAAGGCGGCGTTCAAAGCTATGAGTATGGAGAACCGGCTAGTCCACACGCAGGCTTACGCCAAGCGCAAGGATGAACTAGGTCTCTGACAGGTACAGAGCACGCTCATGCTTGCGACGTTTGACAAGGCCGGGGAGTTCTTTGCCTCCGGCCTTTGTCCATGCCATGAAGCCCTCAGCTGCGCCATCAAAGTCACCACGGTTATGCTTCATTCGGATCGTAGAGCGCTGGAGATTACCTAGTCCGACGTTGAAGCTGAAGGAGACCAGAGCATCGAAGCGGCCTTGGGTAAGTCCTTCTGGACAAAGTCTAAGTACGCCTCGCTCAAACGTAGCGAGGTCTTTTGCAAGTATGTCATCGACTTCAGCCATTGTGAGAGTTCGATCCCACCCATCAGGGATACTAAGTCCTTTGCGTTCATCTAGCTTTACCCTTATGTGATTAGGATCAATAACATGACCAACACCAACAGTCCACAGTAAAGCAGGGCAGCGATAGGGACGAAGTCGTACTCCTTCATCCTTTTTGATTCCTTCGATTGCATCCTTGCTTACCTTCACTTCTTGGCCCAGCCCCTAGACCCAAACCAGAATCCAATGATGCCACCTAGCATGGCCATCTCGTCGCTTGAGAAGATTAGCTCGGCCACCTTCTCAACGTCGCCCACCGATGCAACCAGGTGCGGCATGGTAAAGATGTTCCATGCCAGCCATGCGTTGATTGCCACCAGCTCAAGCACAAAAATGTAGGTCACGGTCGGGCGCACAGTCCCAACATAGTTGACCACCCAGGTTGAGGCACGTTCCATCACCTTCTTGTCATGGTCGAGAGCTGCGTTCTGCATTTGTGCCTCAGTCTGCATGGCAATCTGGTCAGTCCGAATCTCCTCGACCTTTTGCTGTGCAATAAAGCCACGTTCCGCGAGCGCCAGTTCGCGCTCAGTCTGGATCTGGGCTAGCTTTAGCTCTTGTTCTTTGTCCGATTTATCCTGGAAAAAATCTAAGACGCGAGGTAGGCCGGAGATAAGTAGACCACCGAGGGTAGAGATCAGAGATAACATTACAGGTGTCCTTTGAAAATGTAATAGGTTGTAACAATAATTAGGGAGGCTATGAAGCACATGACCTTAAGTTCGCGCAGCTTCTTTAGGTCACGGCCCATCTCGTCACGGCCATCCTTGACTTCCTTCATCTGCCGTTCCTTGATCGACTGAATATCTTTCCACTCATACTCAGCCTTCTCTTTTCCGTAGCGCTCAACGAGCTGTTGGAATAGGTCGTCCTCGGCTTCCTTGATTTCTTTCAATCTGCGCCACTCCGCAAAGGCTGTAAGGATTGTGGTGTCACCTTTGACTACGCGTTGCTTCTTTTGAAACTGTTGCTTGGCCTGAAGCTCGGCGACACCAAGCTTCTGAATGTCAGTAACCACCGACTCAATTTCTTTACCAGCAGCCAGCGCACTCTTGATGCTCTGCGCTGCGCCCTTAGCCGATGCTACTAAGTCACTCATGTCAAACCCTTTGGCCCCTAAAGTAAGCGTTACCATTGATCACCTCGCACAGCTCAGGAGGTAGCATCATTCCATCTTTGAATGTCAACACGCAGAACCCAGAGCACCAGTTGACTGGGTTCATTTCCGTGTAGGTAAATTGATCCCCGTATGGCTCGGCTAGGCAGCCGGTATCTACCCCATATCGACGGCCCCCAAAATCCGAGTACGGATAGACCTGGAGCTTGTGAAGATGCCCGGTAATAATACTGCGGCCAGACTTGAGGGTATTGTTGTACGTCGCGTGCATACCGTTGTGCCAGCGATGCTTAATGACTACCGAGTCATTGATATCTACACGCCACCCTGTGTGCCAGCCAGGGAAGTAATCCCATAGGTTACTGAACTCGGATAGGTCTGGAGCATGGGCGGCAATGTAGTTAAACAAGCGCACGTCATGGTTGCCATAAGTCCAAAACTTAATTGCGTTTTTAGATGCGTTTGCAATCTCATGCAGTCGGTCTTGGCAGGCTTCGATCTCCTTCTTTGGGGTCGGAGGATCTGTACCCATCAAGGCTGGGAAGCGGCTGATCCTAGCCCCATCAAATACGTCGCCATTGAGGATCAAGGTCTGAGGTTTGAACTCGGTTATCAGTTTGACGAAAGCCTTGTGGGCTACCGTCTCCTCGCCTGGCCAGTAGTGGCAGTCACTAGCAATGAACACATGGCCATTGTCTACCCAATGCTCTATGAGCCGTCGGTTCTCCGGTATAACAGAATGGCGGCGGCTGTCCTGTGTTGCGGCATAGACCGGCAACGAAATGCCATGCCTTATTTGGATCTTAGATTTCCTGTCTGCCATAGCTCGGACAGACATACCGACGTGCTCGGCTGCTAGCTTGGTACTGCCGAACCGTTTCATTGCTTCAATTATCTGCTCGTCAGATACTTTTTTTAGTGCCATTCCTTTTCCCGCCTATTGTTATCACGTCTATCGGCCCGCGAGTAGCGGGGTCAAACAGAGCAGCGATTTCGACGGCCTCTCTTGGCGACTTGCCCAGGTGCATAGCCGCCAAGGCGTATGCTGATCCTGTGCCTATCGCATAGAATGGTTCTTTGATGCGAGCAGGGATGATGGTACTTTCGTATATCCAAATGCCATCAGCTCTAAGCTCCATACATTCGACATCGCAGTCTGAATCTAAGTCTCCACCATTCTCAATGGAGTTAAAAAATTTTAGTATTTGAACCCAATCACCTGCGGCTCCGGCCACGCCATCCTTCCAATGGCGCAGCTTGCAGACGGAGTAATACCCGCCCTCGCCGCTGCACATACTGTCAGCCGCTATCTCTTTATGGACTAGGCTGGCAGCTACTGTGGTCACTTCTTTTTAAGCCACTTCTGAACCGTGTCCGTTTCGTAAATCCTAAAGCCAGTCCAGACGATAGTGAACAAGGCAGCAATGGACGGCAGTATCTCAGCCAATGTTCCTAAAACTGTTACAACAGATAACCCGTCTGCAACGTGCTTGGTAGTTTCCGAAATATGATTAGACATGATTAGTCGTAAATAATGTTTAAGTTACCTGCGTCAAACGTGCCGCTGACAGGCAGGATGCTAACCGATGTCAGGGTTGCTGACAGCTCTTTGTACCCTGCCGTCGTGATGGTTCCGTCCGTGTAGCTGACAGAGCCAGACGCCGTCCACACATTGCCATTGGTATTGGCAATAGTGATAACACCGCTGAGGCTATAACCCGCGTTTCCAGAGTTCAAAAGGAATCCACTTGTGGATGTCGTGGATGCCAAAGAAGATGCGCCAAGTCTCGATGAGCCAGAGACATAGCCAGTTGTTTCAAGTCCACCTGAGTCGCCGAGCCTGACCAGGACATTGACTGCCGACCCTGTACTGATGCTGTCAAAGCACAAGGTTATGCGGCGCACCCAAGATGGGATGCTGGTGAAGGTAACGAAGGATGTACTGGCCGCACCCTGGCTAGTCATCCTGGTAATCGGCTGGCTCATCTTGGCCGGCGTCACAACAGAGTTGTCGATTGTCCAGGTTGCACCGGTCGAGGACACAGTAATGTCACCCTTGTCCCCGTCTGTCAGGGTAACAATCGTGCGGTACTCTAGGTCTGTCGCCCCTGAGTTTACATAGACTGCCTTGCCGCCATTGCTAGTCAGAGACGGCAACAGGTTTATCCTAGCAGCTGCGGCCGTGCTAGCCCCAGTACCACCGTCTGCAATGGCCAGGTCTGTGATGCCAGTGATCGAACCGCCAGTGATGGCCACGTTGGTCGTTGCTTGCGACTCCTTGGCCAGAGGGATGCCGCCAGCCGTAGACCCGTCATGGACTACGATTGTGTCCTTAGTGGTGTCAACCGTAACCTCAGCCTCTAACCCTGTGAAGCTGGCGTGTTGGACAGTTGTGCCTCTGCGTAGTCGCAATGCGTTTGCCATTGTTATTCCTCTGCTGGTACTGGTGTGTTGCCTGCTTCAACCCAAGCCTTGAACTCTGGGTAGTCCTCAGTACAAGTCAGTCGGCATAGGCCATCGTCATCAATACGGGCATAAATCTGCTGATTGTCAGGGTTGAGTTTGGGTAGCATTTTATAAATCATAGTTCAGCACTCCATCCGAGATATGCAGTTGTTGCTCCCGAAGCGCTTGCTAATGCGCTACCCTGACCTGCTGTTAATCCAGAAGCAACAGTAAAGAAACAAACACCTGTCTCTGCATTTGTGTATGCTTCATAAGAAGGCACTGCGCTGCAATTAGTAGATGTTGCTCCATGTAAAATTGCATAATTTGCCGCAGTTCCAGTTTGCTCAAGAGCAGTTGGTCTTGTTCTCATAGTTACTGGAAACTTAACTTGCCCAGTTGCCCTTGTCGTACTTTCATTCCAAGATGAGCCAAAAATTCCAAAAGACACTCCTGGGGTAGTCCGATAATAATACCGCTGACACAACATCAACTCACGCCCATAATCCCTGCGCTCAAACGGTGTAGCAACAGAGCCTACTTCGAGTTGTGCCCCGGTAATATACCAAGTGGCTCCGTTGGTTCCGACTACGGACGTTGCTCCTGTGGCTGAACGATAATCTGCTGCGGCCCATGCTCCAGCGGTTCCGCTATAAGTTGAACCAACACCAACACCAAACCAAAGATATATACCTACACCATTATTTGTCAGCCAAGTTCCTGTGGTTTCTCCAACAATTGTTATTGTTTTTTGCTCCCAAGTATTTGCCGCAGAAATTGTGTAAGTAAATGGATAACTTCTAGTAACAGATGAATTTGCTAATCCACCACCAAAAGTTCCAGTAAGACTGGAGCGCACCCAGAAAGACAAAGTTACAGTTTTAGCAGACGCAGTTCCCCATGCCAAATCAGCGACATTAAAGCCTTCAATAAACTGAGCGGGTGTAAATGAATCGCTTGATACAACGCTGTATGCCGACAAAGAGGTAAGGCCAAGATAATTAGTAAAACCTGCCGGGGGAGTTACAGAGCCAGCATTTCGTTGAATTGATGCCTTAGACGCTTGAGTAAAAACATAAGCCCATCGGTCTAGTGTGTAAGCAGTAGAAATAGTAGGAGTAACACTCGCCCCGGCATTACGCTGGTCAATCCTCATGTCACCATTGATGATGCGGTTGCGGAAGCCCTGCAAACTATCCGCAGTAGGGGTCATGCTATTTATAGTAGCGGTATTGCCACCACTAGCGTCTGTGACTGCGTTGACTTTTAAGGTGCTCATAATAGTTACTCAGGTCTTTGTGGGAGAGTAAAGCCAACCAATTGATTTGTGCCATCAAACAATGGGGTTGAGTTATTTGGCAAATCTCTCAACGCTTGACGATAAACTGCCCACGCTTGCTTTTGTTCTTCAGACATTGGAGAGTCGTTAAACTGAGTCCAATCGCTATCTCGCAATAAAGCATTTCTAATTCTTCGCAATTCAAATTCTGGTGTCATGTTACCCTCCGCAATACAAAATGGTTGCGTCTGCACGTGCTATATACACAGATGTTGCGCCACCACCAGAAACCCTATATTGTGGTTGCACCGTCAATGTTTGAGCCGATGTTGCGGTTACATAAAAACTTGTTGTGATTGAAGTATCACCATCGTTAGCGGGTTCGCCCCAATTACTTAAATTGTTCATTCCTACAATGCGAGTAGCGGTTCCACCAAGGTTAAAATAAAATGTTTCGTATGTATAAGTTGATCCGTGTTGTGTTTGTTGGGTGAGTGATATTAAGTATTTCCCAGCGACATCAAATGTGATAGTTAATGTTCCAGAGGAATTGGACATCGTTACATAATTACTATCATTTGTTGTTCCTGTGCTTGGCGCAGTTGTAACTGTTCCAGTGTTATTTGTTGGGTTCCATGAAGTCCATTGATAATTAGCAAGTGTTGTTATTGGATAAGTAATAGTTCCATTGCTGTCTAACACAATAGAACTTGATGGAGCAGAAGCATTTACACTGATAGCGCCAGACCCAGTTAAAACTGTTCCAGTCTGGTCAGGCAGCGTCAGCGTCCTGTTTGTGTTGCTATTGGGACTAGCAATCGTGAATATGCCAGTACCGCTGGCGTTGCTCTCTAGTTTTATTGATGACATTAGTTAGCCTCTACCCAGTTAGTTGTTGCCTCATCCCATGTGTAGATTTTGCCGTCTGTTGGGTACGCAACTGGGGCATCCCATAGGCAAGTATCTTCGTTCAGAGTCCATGAGGAATAAGGCTGTGGCGGTATGAACGCATCCCGTACAGAGTCGTAGGTGTAACCGATACCAGCAAAGTTCTTACGAAACGCCTTGGATTGGTCTGCGCTAGGCTGGTTTGTATTGGGATCGTAATGAACACCACCACGGGTATTGTAGGAAGTCTGGCGGTAGGTGTCTCCAGTACGAGCACACAGTTCTAATTCTTTACCGTCATCCTCGTCCCTGCCAACCGTGACAAACACAACGGTTCCAAGATTGTCTAATTTAGCAAAATGACTCATGAGAATGTCACCGTTTCAGAAGTCGTTGATGTGGCGGTTACAGTGTAAATCTTATAGCCAGCGACGGCGGTTGACACGGTTTGTGTTACACCAGCAGAAAAGGTAGCCGAGAAAGTATCTGGAATTTTGATAATGATTACACCGGAGCCGCCGTTGCCGCCTGTTCTATTGTCAGGATTAGTTGTTCCAGAAACAGAACCACCGCCACCGCCACCTGTGTTAGCAGTACCAGCACTTCCATTGTTTGATGTTGGACTTCCTGCGTTTCCACCACCACCTGTTCCGCCAGAACCAATAGCAGTTTGACCTGCACCACCACCACCGCCAGCGTAAGTAACACTAGAACCAGTAATAGTTGAGGCTACTCCATTACCGCCATCGCCTCCATATCCAGAGCCATCAACATTGTAGTTTTCTCCAGCACCGCCTGCACCGCCACCACCGCCAGCAGAATCGCTTGACGATGCGGCATGAACCATTCCGTTCCCGCCGTTATACCCTTGATTTGAAGTTCCAGTCCCTCCAGTTGGAGTTATTG